CTCACCCGTGATTCGTTCGATGAGTTGACCACCGACATAGAGTTCAGCCGAGTCAATCATGCGATTCGCAACAGAGTCGATATACACAGATGAGTTACTGAACACGTTCCCAGCACTGAATCCCGCCTGAAGCATAGTAAAGTTGGCTTCAACGAGCTGACTGCCATTTACGTTGTACGGGATGAAAATCGAAAACGAGTTGACACCGTAAAAGTTTGACAGTGCAATCTGGCCAGAGGATTGGATCTGTGGCCGGACTCCATAGAGATCCTCCAAGTCGAATGGTGGGTTGATTCCGTACTCTGCCAGAATTGCTCCGGCGGTGATGGAATTACCAACTGACGGTGGTGGGGCGGGCAACACCATATCTACTTCTTACTGACATTTTCTAATTCGCAAATGCGCTGATCAAGCACCTGTATAGTCTGAATAAGGTGAGGTACAAGTCTCACCCAATCCACTGTCTTGAAATCTAATGTGTTACTCACAGCCAAGGGCTCAATCACTTCCACTTCTTGGGCAATGAGACCAATATCTCTCGAACCAGCCTTTCCTGGCTTGGCAATTGGAAGCTTGTCAGCCCATGTGAACGATACTGGCTTAAGAGCACGTATAACATCAAGAGAGTTTTCAAGTGGCAAAACATTCGACTTGAATCTCCCATCACAAAGCGCCGAAAACCCAACCACATCATTCTGAGCCACAAGCGTCCCAAACACATTCACATTACTGATGATGTTCATGACTGTAATGAGTGGCAAGATGCCACCGGCAGTTGGTGGTGGCGCAATATTTCCGTATACAAAGAGATCACCTGCAACCAACAGACTCCCATCTACTAGAGTCGGCATCCTTTCATACGCGGAGATTTTATGCCCTGTTGTGTGGATCAAACCCCCAAAACACCATATTCTCATAGCTCGTGAATGCGAGATTCGCTATCGGCTTACTGAAAGATTGGAAGTTCCACTTTTGTGTAGTCTGGTTATAGAACACAGCCACGTTCTGGGCGGTCAGCTTTGGAAATGTGAGCCATGGGATACTGGATGGTGATGTGAAATCAGCTTGAGAGGGTGAGAAGAACATCAGATTACTGTATGATGCGGGCTGTTGGGGGGTACTGAGTGTCAATCTGAGTGATGTATTCGCAGAGATGATCTGAGCAACAGTTGCTATACCAGTGTACCCCATCCCTAGGACATTTGCCCCGAGTTGAATCGTCGCCCCAGTTCCCAAAACTCCGCTAATAGTCACGTTGGATGACGTCAGAAGATTTGTCGTTGCTTGGGCGGCATATCCCACATAGACGGGTGTGGAGAGATATGCTACAGCTTGTGGTTGTTGAGGTGACGGGAATGTAAGAGTTGCAGATCTTGAGCCGAAAGCACTCACAATACTCGTCACATTTGAAAGTGTACCTACGAGTGCACTGTTACTCGCAAGCAACATACTGTAATTGGGGGTTGCGCCAGTAAGAATTGATGAACTATTGAGAAAAACTATAGTGTTTGAGATGGTATTGGTTGTCACTGCAGCAGTTGAAATCTGAAATGTTGCCAAGACGTTTGTAAAGCTGAACGGTTGTTGCGATCCAAAAGATAAATCAATTGTGGTTGAAGTTACATTTGACGGAGTAACCAATCCTGTGATGTAACCTGGTATAAATGTAGATCTATTGATGACACCGAAAGTATTTGATGTATTGAATGTAGCTCGGGTTATAGGGGTCGAGACATATGATATATTTGAATATGGTGAGATGTATGACAGAAAGTTATTCTTGACGAATGGTTGTCTTGGAGGGAAGGACACCACCAGTGAGGTTGCGTTAGCCGCAGTGATGTAGTCCTGACTTGGAGTCAGGATATTACTTACGTATTGCCCAACTGACGCGAGTACGTTCCCAGATACAGCTGTATAGGAGTAAACTGCGGTGATGATGTTCGCAGTGACTAGTCTAGCTGAGGTGAATGCATACACAGTAAAGTTGTTTTGAAAAGAGACTGGCTGCTGTGGCGGAAAACTCAGAGTCGCGATGGGAGCGTTGTACGAAATCACATTCTGAACTGGACCCCAATATGGAAGAATGTGACCACCCAAGTTTGTAGTTCCCTGTATATTCGCATATAGAATAGAGCTTGGGTCAGGGCCAACGAGGTTGGACACTAACATTTGAAGGCTCGAGATGCTAAGAGTGGAGACTGTTGCAGATTTTCCACCGGGGTATGTCACACTCAGATTCGAAAAGCTCGTGGGTTGCTGAGAGGCTATACTGACAGTAACATCTGAAGGGTAGTTTGTGTTACTTGTAACAGTTGTCGTGCCGGTAAATCCACCTGAAGCAAAAGTAATCACATCACCGACGAATGGGACTCCAGTAGGGCTAAAGAATCCAATGTTAGATGTGGTGATGGCAATTGTTGAAAGATTTGAGGTTGTTGTCGAGAAGAACACATTTACTGGAGTGGTGAATGAGAATGGCTGCCTACTCGACACATTGACAGAGATTGCGGACGGGAACACAGTTGCGACGTTAGCTGTGAATGGGAGACCATAAATGTTTCCATAAGTAAGACCACCATAAGGGCCATCCGCAAACTCGAGGAGGGTGGTGTTAATGTCAGCCAAGTTGGTGGTGGCTACAATGTTCGATATGAACATTGTACCAGACTCGTTGAGAGGCTGCTGCGAGATGATATTCGCAGTTACTACAGATCCACTGATGCTAGCTACATTCGGAGTTGATGTCACGTTGAAAGTTGTATTGGCAAAAAAGATGTTCATACCCGAAAAGATTGAATTGGAGACGAGTGTAGGAGATGTAGTAATGGTAAATTGAGTCTGCGTAATGTTAGATGTAGAGAGATCAGATTGAGTTCTAAATTCTACTGTACTTCCGATGAGAGATTGAGGCTGCTGAACATCAAAGTTGAATCTACCATTTGTCGAATTGTAGATGTTTGCAGTGACGGTACCTGTAAACCCTGTACTCAAAGCAAGCATATTATCAGTGAGAGCATCGGTTGATATTCCTGTAAAATAGAGGTCAGTCACGGTTCGTGTGGAATATGAAGTGGTTATATTCGAGTAGTAAATCGTCTGATTGAATGACGTGGGTTGCTGGGATGTAAGGCTCACATACGTGTCAAATATGTTCCCTCCATACGAATTGACAGTCACTACATTGACTGCTCCGGTGTATCCAGTGCTAAACACATTCATCCCCACAACTGGGGTGACATACAGAGATGTCACCGGTGAGAGAAGTGCATTAGTAATGTTTGTTGTTGTGGCGTTGGCAATACAGTTTGCAAAGTTGATATGTGTGAGGGTGGTGACTGGCTCAACATATTGCTGAGTAATCAGATTGGATACAATGTACTGGGTGTCAATAACGTTAGATGTCCTGACCAGACCACTGTAAGGGGTTCCATATATGAACATTTCACTGTTCAAAGAACCTTGAAGGTTCGAGAGAGACATGCTGACATTTGAGATTTCGTTGTAGGTTGCAAAGATATTGGAAGGTGTCTGTTGTGCGTTGATGATGACGTTTGATCCATCTGTAAAGTTGAACTGAATACTTGGCGAGTATCGAAGAGCTTTTACCCACCCTGGCCCAGGGGTGTACACCGAAGGGAGATTCACCTTGAGAGACAATCCTCTCAAAAAGTCACCTTTGTAAGGGATTTTGGAAATTGCATTTCCGCCAGTCGCGAGTGGTGGGGTGTTGAACGGAATCTCAAATGTATTGAGGAGAAATGACGAATGAGTCTTGTAAAGTGTTGTAAAGTATGAAACATCAGGAGTACCATTAATATACACATCCTGCACACCCTCAGCAGCTATTTTAAGCCATCCAGCTGATGACATTACTATTGGTTGCGCGTATTTTTTTAACAGTCAAAAGCCCCTTTATAGTAGATGAACCTGCAGCTCAGGAGGTTCGACCCGTCAAAGATTGCGGATGACAAGGTGTGTATTTTCATAGGGAAGCGTGGGAGTGGTAAATCTACTCTCGTGACTGACATCCTCTGGCACAAGAGACACATCCCAGTGGGTGTAGTGATGAGTGCAACTGAGGAGGGTAATCATCACTACAAGCAGTTTGTCCCTGACCTATTCATCCACGGTGACTATCAAAAGGAGACGGTTGAAAAGATCCTAGCTCGACAAAAGACGCTCGCCAATCTGAATAAGATTCAACCGGCATTTCTCCTTCTAGATGACTGCATGTACGAAAAGAGTCGAATGAAGGATCTATGTATCCGACAAACCTTCTATAACGGTCGACACTGGAAGCTCTTTTTCATGCTGACTATGCAGTACTGCATGGACTTACCCCCAGACCTTCGAGGGCAGTGCGACTATGTGTTTGTGTTTCGTGAACCAATTGTTCAGAATAGGAAGCGCCTCTACGAAAACTTTTTCGGCATCTTCCCAAGCTTTGAAATGTTCGAGCAGGTGCTGAAGGTTTGTACAGAGAATTACGAGTGCCTTGTGCTTGATAATACGAGCAAGTCGAACAAGATTGAGGACTGTGTGTTCTTTTACAAGTCTCC